AAATTACGTCTTTTATATTATACTCGGAAGGATAATAATATTGATACTATTTGGAACATAACGTAACAGATTAACTCTCCTTGATTAACACATAGTCAGGGGGAGTTTTCCACAGAAAGTATCATTAATTGTGGAAAACTATCTAAATTAATGTTATTTTACCCTTATAAATAGCAAATTAAATGTATATGAGCGTTGTAAAGGTTTTCCACAATTTGTTACTAATAGGGAGTTAATCTGTGGAAAAGGTATCAAATAGTGTGGAGAATATGTTTATTAAGTGTTGATTTCCTTGTGATCTAAGCGAGCATAGTATAACACGAACTCGCTTTAATTGTCAAACCCTCGTTTATATTTTGTAGGGTTATTACGTTTTCCACAGTTATAAGATTATATCTAAATATACTAACAATACTTGACAACAACTCTCAGATATTGTAGAATACTAAGTAACACCAACTCCCCCTAAGTCTGATGTCAGTTCTTTACAGTCAAGCAACGAAGAGTAAGTATAGAATAACATTAGAAGTTGATGCACTAAGTGACTTTAACCCACATCAAATTGATTGGAGAAAAGTATTAGATATGCAAGACAATGAGACAGTCGAAAGTATCATTGAAGATATGAGTAATCCTGTCAGTTGGTAATAACAAGGGGGATCAAATAAAGTGTTCCTATAGTATAACACAGCATTCACAATCATGCCAAACGGAGTATCATCGAACTTTGCAGAATTTCTTCTAGAAAATGCAAACAATGGCGATGAAATCTTAGCAGTCCTCGATGATATTGTAGAGGTCGAATCTTCACCACTATAAGTAACAACAATTAAAGCACAGATTAGGGGCAGGTTGTTTATACTTTGCCCCCATAATGTGTAAGACAGTTAGTGTTACTTAGTGTTTACACAGTTGTTGACACTTAGTACCGCAGTATGCTACAATTGTTTATATCGGGGTTGACACAATGTTTGGGGGCGTTGTTGTTAGCGTGGCGTTTTTCGTTGCCCCCGTTTATAAAAAAGTGAAAGTCCCTAACCTACAAAAGTGGGTACATGCGATATAAATTTAAAACGATTAGAATAAAAAAAATCCCCCAAGAAAAAAAGTGGTTCGATTACCATTTCGATTCTTGGGATTTTTGGTGTCATATATACAAAAAAATCCGCAGTAAAAAAATCGCCCTATAAGGTTTTATGGAAGAAACAGTCTATCACATATACGCAGCAGATAAGTGTCTATACAACTGTCTGAAGGAATCGGAGTTTAAACATATGTGGAGTAGACTGGAGGAAATGGGAATAAAGGAGTTATCATATGAGAAGTTACCACCAGGTATAGGAGGTATTAATACGGTTAACTGGAAAGAACCTGATGGTGCAGATTCTTATTGACAGACTACATAAAATACATTATAATTGATATGAAGGTATTACACAATTATGGCAAAAGGATTTACTGTTAAAGCCAATGCACCCACAAAGAAGAAAGAAGAGTGGGACATTGACGCAATTAAAGCAAGAATGAAAGGTAAGACTATAGTATTCTGTCTTCCTGGTCGTGGATGTTCTTTCACATTTCTGAAAAGTTTCGTGCAGTTATGCTTTGACTTAGTTCAGAATGGAATGTCTATCCAAATCTCACAGGACTATTCCTCAATGGTTAACTTTGCGAGATGTAAGTGTCTTGGAGCAAATGTTCTCAGAGGACCGAATCAGATTCCATGGGACGGGAAACTTAAGTATGATTACCAACTATGGATTGACTCGGATATTGTCTTTGACTCTAACAAGTTCTGGCAGTTATGTGACGTATCAGTCCCTGCAGAAGTAGTTGGAGAAGATGGAAGTTGGGATGAAAGTAAGGAGAGACGTATTGCTGCTGGTTGGTATGCTACAGAAGATGGTAGTACTACATCTGTCGCACACTGGTTAGAAGAAGATGACTTCCGCAAGAACGGTGGTGTTATGAACCACGAAACCGTCGAAAGTATCTCGAAAAGAAGAAAGCCTTTCACAGTAGACTACACTGGGTTTGGTTGGGTAATGATTAAGAAAGGCGTTTTCGAGGGACTCGAATATCCTTGGTTCGCTCCTAAGATGCAAGTCTTTGAATCAGGTAAGGTACAGGATATGTGTGGAGAGGACGTATCGTTCTGTCTAGACGCTAAAGAAGCAGGTGATGAAATTTGGTGCGATCCTCGTATCAGGGTAGGCCACGAAAAAACTCGTGTTATCTAAATTATGCTTATTATGTCAATTGCTGCGTGGCTCGGTTTATTCACTGTTCTTGGTATTATAGGGGGTGTATACCTTCTAAACCTTTATAACCCGCATTGATGGATAAACGTTATAATATACGTTATAAGGGTGATATACTTCACCCTAATGTTTCTATAGAAGAATGTAGCAATCTCTTATCAAGTATTGCAGAACGCTTCTATAGTGGTGAAGATGATGAAGTTAACCCTAGTTTTTTAGAAATGGAGGAAATTGTTAATGGCCGCATGGAATAGTGAAAACACAATTGAGGCAAAACCGAAAAAAACTCGTCAGGGAAGAGGTAAACATAGCAAATATGCCGCCTCCTCTCGTAACAAAGCACCGAAAAGGTATCGAGGACAAGGTAAATAAATACAAGGGACTCCGAGAGTCCCTTTTTTATTGCAACGAGGTCTAAATGGAAGAAAAAATGCTACGTGAAATTGCAAACGATGCAATAACACCCAAGAAAACAAATAAAAAAGTGCAAAATGACCTTTATGAGAGGGTAGAAGACAACGAATTCTATGAAGGATTGGACTATGACGACCAAATGATACCCTCTGCAGAAAGTTAGTCATCAATCCTTAATAAATAAACAATAATTGCTGTATTAATGTGCCTATAGAACGAGTTAGCCAAGGATTTAAGGATATTAGCATGACTTTTCAAGTTAATCCCCTTAATTCAGACCTTATTGGTCTTAAAAATGAGAATGCTATTGCTCGTTCTGTGAGAAATATTGTTTTTACTTTGCCTGGAGAGAAGTTCTTTGATGAAGATTTTGGATCTAGGATCTCTGCTTCCCTTTTTGAGAATATTGACGACATTTCAGCAGCAGAAATTATCGATGAAATAAGACAATCGATTAATAATTATGAACCAAGGGTGGAATTACTTGATGTACAAGCATTTCCTAACTTTGATAACAATCAATTTGATGTTCGTATTGTATATGAAATCATAGGAGCTGATGTTCCTGCTCAAGAACTGCAATTTGCACTACAGTCAACCAGATAGATGGGATTAGTTAATTTTTCTAACCTTGATTTTAATCAAGTTAAGACATCGCTTAAAGAATATCTTAAAGCAAACTCTACTTTTACGGATTATGACTTTGAAGGGTCTAACCTTTCATCCATAATTGACGTACTAGCATATAATACCTACATTACTTCGTATAATGCCAACATGGTAGCGAATGAAGTCTTCATTGACAGTGCTACTTTAAGGGAAAATGTAGTTTCATTAGCAAGAAATATAGGATATGTACCAAAGTCACGTAAAGCAGCAACTGCAACCGTAAGTTTTTTCGTAGATTGTTCAGATATTACCCCAACACCCTCCACAATTACTCTTAAAGCAGGTCCAGTTGCAGCAACTTCGGGAACTTTTGGTAATCAGTCGTTTGTTTTCTCAATTGTAAGTGATATTACTGTTCCAATATTAGATGGAATCGCTAATTTTAATGAAATTAGCATTTATCAGGGATCTTTAATTACTTCGACCTTTACTTTTAGTTCTCAAACACTTAATCAGAAGTTTATTTTACCAAATTCTGGTATTGATACCTCATTAATAAAGGTTGTAGTAAGACCTAACCAACAATCGACAAGTAAAACCAATTATACTACTCAAGATAGTCTCTTTGATCTTGATTCCGAGTCAAAAGTTTACTTCTTGCAAGAAATTGAGGATGAAAGATATGAACTTTTCTTTGGAGACGGAATTTTTGGTAAAAAGTTAACAGAAAATAACTTTATTAAGGCAGATTACATAATTTCTAACGGCGATGCTGGAAATGGAGTCAGTCAATTTGAGTTTGCTGGAAATTTATCATATGAAAGGAATGGATTAGACTATACAGTTACTTCTGGAGTGTCTTTAATCACTACAGACATTGCTTCGACTGGTGGTGAGAATATTGAGACTGTAGAATCTATTAAAAAGTTTGCACCACGCATTTATGCCTCTCAAAATCGTGCTTTAACAGCAAATGATTATGAAACATTAATTCCAACTCGAATTTATCAAGAAACAGAGTCAGTTTCGGTCTTTGGAGGTGAAGAATTAGTTCCTCCTCAGTACGGGAAGGTCTTTATTAGTATAAAACCCAAAACTGGCGACTTTTTACCTAATTTGATCAAAGAAAACATCAGAACCAAGTTAAAGAAGTATGCTGTAGCAGGAATTGTTCCAGAAATCCTTGATCTGAAGTATCTTTATATCGAAGTTGAGTCAAAAATTTATTATAACACTAATTTGGCAAATACTGGAGCATCTGTCTCAAGTGTTGTTTCTCAAAATGCAACTAAGTATGCAGAATCTTCAGAAATGAACAAATATGGAGCAAGATTTGCATATAGTAAATTTTTAAACATTATTGACCAAAGTAGTGAAGCAATAACTTCTAATATTACAACAGTTCAGATGAGAAGGGATTTGCGAGCTGCATTAAATAGTTTAGCAGAGTATTCTGTTGGATTTGGTAATGAATTCCATATTAAGAGTATGGATGGATATAACATTAAGTCCTCTGCATTTAGAATAAGTGGATTTACTGAGAATGTTTATCTTTCAGACGTTCCTAACACTAATAGAGAAAATGGATCTCTATTTTTATTCACTCTTCCATCACCAGCTTCTACAACACCAACAATTGTTAGAAGGAACGTAGGAAGTATAGATTATAAACAAGGAATTATCACTATTAATCCAATTAATGTGTTATCTGGTAAAATAAAAGATGGTCAGACCATTATCGAGTTGTCAGCATGTCCTGCTTCTAATGATGTCATTGGATTACAGGATCTTTATTTGCAACTAGATATTAGTACCAGTAATTTTGAAACAGTTGTGGATGACATCTCTTCGGGGTTAGATCCAGCAGCATCTGAGTATATTGTTACCTCTAGTTACGCCAACGGGACATTAGTAAGATCATAAAATGCCAGAAAAGAGAATCCAGTTTAATAATATAGTTCAGAACCAACTTCCTGCTTATACGCAGACTGAGTTTCCTTTAGTTTCTGAATTTTTAAAACAATATTACTTAGGACAAGAATTCCAAGGTGGTCCTATTGATTTGATACAAAATATTGATCAATATACTAAAGTTTCTGAACAAACTAATATAATTGATGCTGTAGGATTATCTACTTCTGTAGATCAGTTTACTGATGTCATTCCTGTGGATATGACAGTGTATCCTGCAGGAACATACGGATTTCCAGATTCTTATGGACTAATAAAAATTGGTAATGAGATTATTACATATACAGGAACTGCAACAACTTGTTTTACTGGTTGTGTGCGTGGATTTTGTGGTATATCATCATATAAGAGTGAGACTGATCCAGATGTACTAGTTTTCGATTCGAGCACCTCTGAGGAGCATACAGGAGGGTCTAAGATCCAAAATTTAAGTACTCTGTTTCTTAAAGAATTTTTACTTAAAACAAAACATCAATTATTACCTGGATTTGAGAGTCGTCCCTTACATGAAGACCTTGATCAGAATATTTTTATAAAACAAGCAAAAGATTTTTATTTAAGTAAAGGTACTGATAAATCCTTTGAAATTCTATTTAAAGCTTTATATAATGAAGAAGTAGAAATAGTAAGACCTAGAGATTTTCTGTTTACTCCATCAAATGCAAATTATAGAATAGAAAATCAATATGTAGTTGAATCTATTGAGGGTGAAGGAAATCCAATACACCTTGAGAACTCTACTTTAATACAAGACGAATATAAAAAGGATTTTAATAAAGCATATGCTCCTATTTCATCAATAGAACCAATTAATACTGGAGCAGGTAAAACTTACTATAAATTAGGTATTGATGGAGGATATAATAGAGATTCTAGAGTTGAGGGTTCTACATACGGAAAATTTGAGGTTCATCCAAAAACAAGAGTAATTGGGCAGGTATCTTCAGGATCTACTTCTCTTGATGTTGATTCTACTGTAGGATTTCCAACAAGTGGTGAATTATATTGTACTTATAGCGATGGAACTGCTGGTATTGTTTCTTACTCTCATAGAAACTTAACTCAATTCTTTGATTGCACTAATATCAATGGAACTATTTCTAATGCTACTGATGTTGGAATTAATACTTATGTTTATGGTACTTCCTCTGAAGATGCAACTAAAGTCGTTAAAGTTAGGATTGGATCGGTATTAGACAAATTAGAATGGGATGATAATACTAGAAGTTATGGAAAAGGTGATGTTGCTAAAATTAAAACCTTAGGTATTTCGGATAAAACATTTAAAGGTAAAGATTGGTTCTTTAATGTTGCTGCAAGTTATAAAATTAAAAATGTAGAGTTAATTGACTCTGCTGATTTCACATATAAAGTTAATTTAAATGTAGATCAATACTTAAAGGTTGGAGATACTGTTACTATTCTTCAGGGGGGATTTGCATTACAAACTTCTACTATTCTTAATATAAATTCTGCCAAATCCTTTAATGTTAAAGGTCAGGGGCAAATTGCTGATGAAAGTGATCTTACTTTAAGAAGAAATATATCAAAAGCAGTATCAAATACTTATCCAACAGTTACACCATATTCTACAGGCATACAAAATGTATATGTAAAAGATGATAACAAATATTTGGTTGCATCTGGTTCTATTCCTTCCTATTATGCTCAACCTTTAAATGTTTCTAATCAGGCAGTCGTATTTTCAGGACAATTTGAGGGAACTGAGTTTTTAATTAAACAAAATGGAGATCATGGATTTTATACTGGGGATTCTGTTTATTATTCACCAGAAAAAATATCTCAAAGTTCATTTAATGCTTTTGGAAAAAAAATAACTGAGATTGTTGATGGTCCTGAATTATTTAATGAGGGTCTTTATTTTGTAAAGAGAATAGATTCTTCTACAATTAAATTAGCAACAAGTAGAACTAATATTTCTAACGGAATATACGTTTCAGTTGACACTGCTACAACAGTAGTTAATAGTAGAATAGAACCTTATGATTTTAAATTTAAAACACTTCAGTCTCAAGATCTTTTACGTGAATTTGTAGATCCTGAATTTGATAATCAAGAACCTGTTGAGACTTTACCTGGATTTACAGGAATGTTAGTTAATGGAGTTGAGATATTAAATTATAAAGCATCTGATACTATTATCTACGGACAACTTAATAGAGTTGATGTTACTGCACCAGGAAGAGATTTTGATATAATTAATCCACCAGTTTTACATATTTCTGATTCTGTTGGTACTGGAGCCACTGGATATGTTGCTGTCGAAGGTTCATTAAATGCTATTAAGGTAATTGATCCTGGTTTTGATTATGAAGAAACGCCAATTGCTAAAGTTTCTGGCGGTAATGGTGAAGGAGCTGTTGTTTCTGTTAATATGAAGCAAATAGATCATCAAGTTGATTTCTTTGCAGACGCTAATTCTCAGAAAGTTGGTATTGGTACAACTTCTAATAACTCATTCCAAATTGGGTTTAGTACTTACCATAAATTCAGAAATGCTGAAAAAGTAGTTTACTATACTTATGGTCAACAGGCAGTTGCTGGAATTGTAACAAATGCTCAGTATTATGCTAGGAATATTGGAGTAACTACAATTACTCTTCATAAAACAGAAGCAGATGCTATAAGTGGAATTAATACAATTACTTTAACTGCAACTGGTATTGGAAAACAATCTATTGCTTCAGTTAATAAAAAATTAGTAGTAGGATCTTTTAATATAATTTCTAGTGGATCTGGTTATGAAAATAAAAAAACAACTACTAATACCAGTGGAATTAATACTGCTACTGATATTATTACCATTTCTAATCATGGATATAATTCTGGTGAGATAGTTAACTATACAGTTGAGGGTACAGTAGTTGGTGGATTAACTAATAGTACTGATTATTACTTAACAAAGATTACTGAGGATAGTTTTAAATTATCAAGTGTAGGTATAAACACGAATGATAGAGAATTTAATTATAGAACAAAACAATATATTGATTTTACTACTATTGGTGTAGGAACTCATATATTTAATTACCAACCTATTACAATAAGTAT